GTTTCCCAGTCACGATCCAGGCGGGAGCTCTGAGAACATTTTAAAAAACAATTTTACTTTATCCATTGCGGTTGGGTCATCCGATACGACTGCCCAAGCCAAAATTGCGACGGGCAAACTTAAAATTATCAAAACTGCCTCGTCTTTCCAGTCCGATTGTCTAGCTTCTAAAAGTTTTCCTTGGTAAGCTTCCTGACCTTGGGCCATTTTTTGTGCGTGCATAAGCTGTGCATCCGACATTGCCATTTTTGTTCGCTGCTTGTTGGCATAAATTTTACTGCCAGCAGAAACCGCTAATTTTATTGCCGATAACCACATAATTAAAATGCTTTTGATTTTCTTCTTTTTTCTGGAAGCACTGAACCTTGTCCTTGGACTTCTAACTCAGGTCCACCAGTAGCAATTTGATTATAAGCAGCGTTGTAAGTTGTTTTTGAACGTGGATCGATCTGGATCTCTTGTTCACCAACTTTTGCTTCTTTAATTTTATTTAGTTTTTCCATTTTTACTCCTTTTTTGTTTTACGCCTGCTTCTCGCAAAGCAATAGCGATCGCTTGTTTTCTATTTTTAACTTTTTTATCAGATTTTCCAATAGAAAGCTTCTTTTTTTTAAACTCTCTCATCACTTTTGCAATTTTTTGGTCTTGTTTTTTAGTTTGAGTCATTTTTTCCTCTAATAATTGCAACATTACCCATCATATCGTCTGCTTTTGGCAATGTTTTAGATAAAATAGTCTTTTCAATCGACGTATTAGCTCTTAGTTTTGCTAATTCTTCGTTTTGTTCTAATTTTTCGTCTTGATTTTCTTGGTTCATCATCGTTCTCATACGATCAAGACTCATTCTATCTTCACCTTCTTTTTCTTTTCTTGCATTTTCCATTGCTCTAAGATCTAATTCTCTGGCTCTTAGTTTTGCAACTGGATCATTACCAAAATCACCACTAATTTTCTTTTCTTGTTGTAAAAACTCTTCCATCATTTCAGCAATCAACACAGCTTTTCTAGATTCCATCTTTTCAGACAACATCCTAATTTGAATCTGTGTTTGTTGTGCTATTTGTGGATTAGCTTGTGCGGCTTGTTGCATTTGTGTAAGTTGTAGCATTTCATCTCTGAACTCAATTTCAGTTTGTTCTTGAGCCATTAATGAAATGTGTTCAAAAATATTTTTTTCTAAACTTGCTGTAACCATTGGATTATTTTTTGCAATGTTTGTTGCCATAAAATTTAAATGAGCAGTAATATGGGCTCTATGGTCTTGACCAGGAAATGCCTGGAATGGTCTCCCTGCAAGAGCATCAATGTGCTCTAACGCAGGGTCCTTTGGTACAGGGGATTGTGGTCGAATAAGTATTTTATCAATGTCCTTTACACCCAATGCTTCATACATATTTCTGTAAACTTCATACTGATTGTGAATTTGTGGATTCGATGATGCCAGTTGAAGTTCCGTTTGCGCAAGGGAGATACGCTGTGTTTGTGAAAAAATGTTCGGATCAGCAACTGGCAAGATGTCGACTCTATCATCAAAGTCTGTTTGTTTAATCATTCTTTGACCGCCTACCACATCATAGGGGTATTCTTGTGGTAGATAAAGTTTGAAAACTCTAGCTAGTAATCTAAATTCATTTTTAAGTGCTGCATAAATTCTTTTATGAATTGCGGACATGGTTCTGCTTCCTCTTTCTAAGAGCGCAACTGTCGTTCCCACTGCAGCGCTTTGATTCCCATCACCTATCTGCAAGTCCGCTATAGATGCAAAGCGTTGACCTGCGTTTACAACGACACCCAATAAATTTAAGAGAGTTTGTGATGGTTCTTTAAATGGTAACATCATAAATGCATCACGAATATTTCCACCAGGTGCATCAACGTCTCTAAATTCACCTGGTTGAATTGACTGTGCGTCATCTCTAATTCTGATTCCTCGTTGTTTAAAACCTGCAGGTAAATTTGATAATGTTCCTGCGTCTAGAAGTTGTCGTAAGGCAGCAGTTGCTGTTCTTGATAGTCCACCGATCATGTGGATTAAACCAAAACCATAAAAACCAAGACCTGGTAAAAATTTAAAATGCACAAAGTATTGTATTTTATTTTTCTTTTGATCACCTATCTCATAGTTTCTTTTAATAGATAAAATTTCTCTTGAGTTTTCTTCAATGGTCACAATGTACGGAAGTTTAATTCCTGTTGGTTCACCATCGGTGTCAACATCTTCAAAACCTTCTAAATCTAAATTAATGTGATATTCTAAAAGAGTGAACACATCGTCATCTCTTGATGATTTTGTTCGACCATCAAGTTCATTCTCTTTTTGTTGTAGTTCGTCTTCTCGAAGCTGTCCTGGTTTTAAATCTATGTCTCTATAAAATCCTGCAACTTGTTGTTTTCTTAGTTCATTTTCTGAAATTCTAATTCGATGAATAATAGCCTCTGCATCATCTAAACTGGTTGCTGTGTACGGTACAATTAGATCGTCTGCGGGTACAAACTTTGATACCGCTCTTCCTTCAACTTCATCGTAGTAAACTTTTTTAAATGTTGAACCACTTAAAGGTAAATAAAAAAGCATTTGATCAAACTCAGGTTCATACTCTTTCATCTGATCCATGATTTGATAATTCATAAAATCTTTTACACGAGTTGATTGTTGTTCTTTATCTGGTGTTGGTATACCAAGAATTTGTGTTCGAACAGGTCCGTTGGATGGTAGTAATTCTTTGTACGCCAAAGCTTGAAACTGAGTCACGGCTTCTGCTAATACAGGGTGAGTTGCACCTGACGCACCTGAGAAAGGTTCTGTGCGATTGTCATATTTAAATCCTAATAAATCTAATCCTTCACGATAACTTTTCTCCCAATCTTTTCTTGATGATTTGTAATCTGTGTAATTTCCATAAAGTTGGGAACCAAGTGTTCCTAAAATATCATCTGGAAGATGTTCTGCTAAATTTGAATAATGATTTTCTCCGCCTTCAATTGAAGCCGTTGCTGGATCGTAACTAATATCAACGGATCCATCTTCATTTTCTTGCACATCTACAAGAGGATTTTCTGCAACTTCTTGTTGCTCTTCAACTTGTTCAACAAGTTGTTCTTCTTCAGATGGAATTGTTATTTCTTGCTCTACGTTTGGTAGAGTTTTGTCTATTGCCATTTGCGTTCTCCAATTTTATTGTTTTAACAGTATTATAGTTATATTCAACCCCCTGCGGTTGTGGTCCTGATTTAGGTGGTGGTCCTGATTTTTTACCTTTGCTAAAATTCATCTAAATCCTCAGCGGTATCTTGCACAGAGTCCAATCTAGCATCTGCTCTAGCCACGACTTCGTCTCCTTGAGTAACTCTAGGTTTTTTTGTCTTTAAAACGTATTGTTCTAAATCAGAAGCTCCGCCAAAAACTTCATCTAAATTGTTTACAGTTTCTCCATAAAAATCAACATTGTGCTCATCTTGAAATCCCATATAATTCACTTCTGGAACGGAATCATCTATTTCAAAAGTTGCATCCTTGGTTCCTTTAGGGGCTTTGTAATACATTTCTACAGGTTCTCCATAAGCATTTGGAAATGTTACAGATACAGATTCTCCATTATATTCAGAAATCTCTAAATCAGGTCGGTCTTTTAATTTATAATTATAACCTACAATTTCATCCGTCTTTACCCATTTAAAATATCTAGGTTCTCCTTCCGCTTTTAATTTTTGAATATATTCATCAGTTCGTCCCATATAAGTATCGTAAAAACTTTTAGCTTCGTCTTTACTTAATTTATTATATTCTGCTTCTGTTAAGTTAATTTGTTTGTTGCCATAGATAGGAGTTTGTGTTCCTTCTTTTCTAGCTCTATTAATTAACGTAGGAAACCATTCAGGAAATTCAGTCATAGTTTTTCCTAATGGTGCAACCACTTTTGTAAGTGGAGCAACTTTAGCAACCTTAGCTACTTTTGCTGCTTTACCTAATTTAAGCAAACCAAGTTTACCCAATGCAACTCCTGCTCCTAAAATTCCAACTCCTTTTAGCGTATCTCTTTTAGCAGGATCTACAGGTGCGTTAGGATCAATTTGAAATGTAGGTTTATCTAATGTGGGTGTTGTTTTCTTTTTGTCTCCAGGTCCACCTTTTTCAAAACCAACTCTGCCACCGGATGCAAAAGCTGCTTCACTCATCAAAGAATCAAGTTCTTGTTGTGATAAAAAATTTTGTTTTTCTTCTTCAGACATTGCATCAATAGCTTCTTTTGTTTTCATAGCCTCTTGATAGGTGAAAAGTCCAGCCTCACCTGCTAATGATAATAATCCAAGCGGTGTTGCAACTCTTGCTGCAGTTGTTGCCAATCTTGCAGGCAAGCCTAAATTTAAAATACCTTGTGTTGCACGTCTTAACAACGGATTTGATGCAGGAATTTTTCTTGCAAATCTTTGACTTTGTCTAACAAGGTCTCTTGACAAAGCAGCTTCAGCTTCGAAACCAAGTCTATCTTCTTGTTTTGATAAATCATAACCTCCTTCAGGACTAAGACCAGCAGTAAGTAGTCCTATTCCAAGCGGAGTTCCAATACCTCGTGCAATCGTTCCTGCAGCTTTACCATAAATACTTCTACCTTTTTTAGTTGCAAGAGGTGCGATTGCAGTGGCGACTGCACCCGTTTCTAAAAAATCACCAACTTTTAAATTCCAAGTGTCCGATCGTGACTGGGAAAC